ATGGTTGGTTCTTTCAACAAGCAAAAACTTTCTGGCTTTACAGGTGGTTCAACAAGATTTGATCCAGCTGAAAACAAAAGAATGGTTGCTGCGGTTGATGTTTACGAATCTGATTTTGGTGCATTACAAGTTACACCAAATAGATTCCAAAGAGCTAGAGATGCTTTAATAATAACTCCAGAACTTTTCGCTGTAGCTTTCTTAAGAGATTTCTCTTTAGAAGATCTTGCAAAAACTGGTGATGCTATGAAGCAATTCTTAGTAGTTGAATACACTCTTGAATCAAGAAACGAAGCTGGTTCAGGAATTGTTGCAGACTTAACAACATCATAAAAAATAAATTATATGGGGAGTAGAAATACTCCCTATATACAACTTAACTTAGTTTGGTCTTTGAAGTTTAAAGACGGAACGAAGCAAACAAGGAAAAAAAAATGAGAACACTAAATGACTACTTTATAAGCGGAACAATGACAGATGTTGGAACTGCAGGTTCTATTTACATCAATGTACCAGATAGAGGAAAAATTATTAAAATTATTTCTGTATTACATGGTGCAATAACTGTAGCCGATTCTTTAATAACAACTGCTATCAATGGAACTACTGTAACAGGTGGTGGGATGACAATTGCTTACACAGGATCTGCTGCTGGAAACGTTACTACAGCTGAACCAACTGCTGCTAATAATGTTGAAGAAGGTGATTACATCAAGATAACTTCTGATGGAGGTGCATCTTCAGTTGCCGCAATTACTTTTACAGTAATTATAAGACGATAATTATATTGGGGATAGCAATATCCCCATTTAAACATTGGAGATACGAATGCGTAAAAAAAGAAAACCATTACTTTTAGATGAAGCAATTGATAGTATCATTGATCTATTAGAAGATTTAAGATACGAACAATCAAAGAACACTTGTGAAAATTGTCAAGTAAGTGAAGATGATAATTTTGACAGTAATATTAACGACAACGATGATGAAGAGGAGTACAAATAATGTCAGCTCATGGAACAGATATAGCTTTTGCAGTTGTATCAAATGAAAACGTAACATATACAGGAACAGCAGGAACGTCTGCTGCGTTTGCTTCAGGAATAAATCACATAAGATTAGCTGCTTCAACAGCTTGTTATTATAAATTAGGCGCTACACCTACAGCAACTAGTAGTGATACATATTTACCAGCAAATGTTATTGAGATTATCAGAGTAAATTCAGGTCAGAAGATTAGCTTTATACAAGTATCTGCTGGCGGAACTGCGTCTGTTTCTCAAATGTCTAAATAGTGAAAAAGGCAAAAGGCGCTTTTGGTTATAATTTTATAAAAAAAACAAAAAAGAAAAGACCACAGCGTCATAGTAAAAGACCAAATAAAAAATTCACTAAAAAGAAATCAGTTGGACAAGGAAAGCCATGAATAAGATTGTAGAGAAAGATGGATTATCAACAACGACTTATCACACAAATGATGAGAAACTTGTAATACAAAGAGATATTAATTATCAACCCATTGTTGATCATAATAAAAAATTATACAATCATAATGATGGCTATTCAAAATCTAGAGAATTAAAAAGAGTTGCATCTATTCCAACTTTGGTTTTAGAAATTTGGTCTAAAGAATATAATGGTAACTCAAATTGGTTTGGACTACCATCTGATGTACAAAAAAAAATATTAAAAAAAAAATTAAACAGTTCTGAATTTAAACTTTTTAGAACAGCAGCAGGTAAATTATAATGGCACTTACAACATACACAGAATTAAAAACTTCAATTGCAAATTGGTTAAACAGAACTGATTTAAGTTCAGAGATAGCTGGAGATTTTATTGTTCTTGCAGAAGCAGATTTTAATGCAAAATTAAGAATAAGACAAATGGAAGCACAGACAACAATTACAATTGATGCTGAAACAGAAACTGTTCCAACAGGATTTTTACAAACAAGAGATTTTTATATTACCTTAGGAACTAATAAATATGCTTTATCATTTATATCTCCACCACAAATGGATTCAATAAAAGGAACTTCATCTGTTGGAATTCCAACTACATATACAATGTTAGGAACTAATTTTAGATTTGCTCCTAAACCAGATACTTCTTACGAAGCAACATTAAATTATTTTAAAAAATTTGATTCATTATCTTCTACAAATCAAACTAATTATATTTTAACAGATCATCCGGCTATTTATTTATATGGAAGTTTATTTCATGCAGCTAATTTTTTAGGTGGCTTTGATCCTAACCAAGTTCAACAATGGTCGCAAATGTATCAAACAGCTTTAGAAAGATTAGAATTAAATGATAGAGAAGATGCTTATTCTGGATCACCATTACAAATAAGATCTGATGTAACTGTAGCTTCTCCATTTTCAAGAAGATATGTTACAACTGTAACTAATTAATTAACTATGCAAATACCTTTTGGAGAATGGTTACCAGATCAACCAGAACATTTAAATCCAGGTGCTAATGTTGCTAAGAATGTTTATTATGCTTTACAAGGTTATAAACCATTTAAAAGTTTGGTTGCTTACAGTTCTAATACAATTTCTACAAATGCTAGAGGAGCAGGTTCATTTAGAGATAATACTAATATTGTTTATAATTTTGTTGCAACAAACACTAATATTTATCAATTAGATTCTGGAACTTTTACTTCAAGAAAAGGTTCTTTAACTGGTGGCAATACAGATTTTTTTACATTTACACAATTTGGAAATTATATCATTGCAAGTAATGGAGTAGATCAACCACAATATTATTTAATGGGAACATCTACAAACTTTGCAAATTTATCTACAATTTGCACAGAAGGAACTCCACCTTTATTTAGAGTGTCAGGAGTTATTAGAGATTTTTTAGTTACAGGAAACATATCAGGAGCAACAAATAGAATTCAATGGTCTGGTATAAATGATATTGCAACATGGACAGCAGGAATAAAGTCAGCAGATTATCAAGACTTGCCTGGTTCTGGTGGAAAAATTGTATCTATTACTTCAGGTGAAGTTGGTTATGTATTTAGACAAAACCAAATAATTCGTATGGATTATGTTGGTGGTTCAACTGTATTTAGATTGTCAGTTATATCTCCAAACAGAGGAGCAGTTTATGGAAAGACTGTTTGTCAAGATAACAGAAGCGTATTCTTTTATGCTGATGACGGATTTTTCCAAATAGATGGAGACAATGTAATTGCAATTGGTGCAGAAAAAGTTAATAGATTTTTTGATAATAATTTAAATAAAGCATATACAGATAGAATTGTAGCAACAGTAGATCCGTTCAATCAGTTAGCAATGTGGTTATATCCTTCAGCTAACAATACAAATAATACAACTGGTATTTGTGATAGAGTTTTAATTTATAATTATGCAACTAAAAAATGGTCTTTAGGAGAAGTAAGTGCTAGTCAAATATTTTCTCAATTTGTTGGTGCTTACACAGTTGAGTTAATGGATATTATATCTCAAGATCTTGATAATATTAATATTGCATTAGATACAGATTTTTGGTCTGGTGGACAATTGTATTTAGGAGCAATTGATAGTAATTATAAAGCAGCTATTTTTTCTGGAAACCAATTAGAATCAGAAATAGAAACAGCAGAATTTGAAATTTTTTCAGGTCAAAGAGCAAATATAGTTGGTGTTAGACCAATAGTAGATGCAACCGCAACTGTTACTCTTAAAACAAGAGAACGTCTTGCAGATGATATTACAGAGTCTAGCTCTTCTACTATGACAAATAGTGGAATTAATCCTGTTAGAAAATCAGGAAGATATATAAGGGCTAATATCAAAATAGCTTCTGGAACAAATTGGAATAACGCACAAGGTGTAGATTTTGTTGCAAGTAGAGCAGGATATAGATAATGGTAGATGTTGTTGAAAAAAATATAGATAATGTTAGGTATTCTTTTGAGACACAAGAATTCTTTCAAAGACAAATAGAAGAAGCAGTTAATACATACATTAATAAGTTTAACACAGAAAACGATAAAGTTTTCACATGGTTCATAGGAGATTAAAATGTCAGGAATAAAAGATTATAGTTCAACAGCAGGAAGTAATACATCTATAGGTGGAATTAGTATTGCAGAAGGAATGTTACCTTCAAATATTAATGATGCGTTTAGAGGTTTAACAGCTGATATTAGAGAATGGTATAACGATTCTCAATGGGTTATTTATGGTGATGGAGATAGTACATTTACAATTGCTTATGCTTCAGCAACTTCATTCACAGTATCAGGTGTAAACGTAACAAGTTTTTATCATGTTGGTCGTAGAATTAAAGCAATAGGAAGTTCTACAGGAACTATCTATGGATCAATTAGTGCTACAACATTTTCAACAAACACAACTGTAACTGTAACTTGGGATAGTGGTTCATTATCAAATGAAACATTAACAATTTATGTTGGAGTTTTATCTAAAACAAATTCATCAATTCCAGATGCAGTTATTGGTTCTACAAATATTGCTGATAGTTCTGTAACAACTGCAAAGATCGCAGATACAAATGTTACTGCTGCTAAATTAGCTACAACTTTAGATTTATCTGGAAAGACAATTACATTTCCAACTGGAATACCTGCAACTAATATTGGTGGCGGATTAATTTCTAATACAGAATTTTCATATTTAGACGGAGTTACCTCTGCTATTCAAACACAAATAGATTCTAAACAAGCAACTATTACAGGAGGTGCTAGTTCAATAGCATCATCTAATTTAACTGTAAGTAAAGCATTAGCATCTGATGGTTCTGGAAAAGTTGCCGCATCTTCTGTTACTGCTACAGAACTTGGTTATGTATCTGGAGTAACAAGTGCATTACAAACTCAAATAGATTCTAAACAAGCTACACTTACTGGAGCTACAACTACAGTTACATCTTCAAACTTAACAGCAAGTAAAGCTGTTATATCTAATTCATCTGGAAAAATAGCGGTATCAACTACATCAGATACAGAACTTGGTTATGTTAGTGGAGTAACTTCTGCAATTCAAACTCAATTAGATGCTAAACTTGTTAAAGCAAGTAACTTATCTGATCTAACATCAACATCAACTGCAAGAACTAATTTAGGATTAGGAACTATTGCAACTCAAAACGCAAGTAGTGTTACTTTAACTGGTGGAACAATTACAGGATTAGGTGATCCTTCTGCATCATCAGATGCTGCTACTAAAAATTATGTTGATAATTTAGTTACTGGACTTAGAACAAGAGTTATTGCAAGAGTTGCATCTACTGCAAATGTTATTATCGCTTCAGAATTAGAAAATGGTGATGTTATAGATGGTGTTACATTAGTAACAGGAAATAGAGTTTTATTAAAAAATCAAACAACCACTTCTCAAAATGGTTTATATACTGTTGTAGCTTCTGGCACAGCTTCAAGAGATACTGAGTTTGATATAATATCAGAAATAGCTGGACAATTAATTTTAGTATCTGAAGGAACAACAAATGCAGACTTAATGTTTTTATGTACTACAGATACAAGTGCTACACTTGGATCAAGTGCAATTAGTTATACACAAGTATTTCCAAGTTCAGGAGGAACAGTAACTTCTGTAGGAATATCTGGATCTGAATTTACAATTGGAAGTTCTCCGGTAACAAGTTCAGGAACAATAACACTAGCAGTTAATTCAATTGCTAATACTAAAATTTCTGGATTAGGAACAGCATCTACTTTAAATGTTGGAACTTCAGCAAATAATGTAGTACAATTAACAGCGGCAGCAAAACTACCTGCGGTTGATGGAAGTTTATTAACTAACTTATCACCAACACAAATAGATGCCAATGTTAGTGCTACGGAGTTTGGTTATTTAGATGGTGTTACATCTAGTATTCAAACACAATTAACAAGTAAACCAAGTGCAGGATTTGTTATTGCTATGAGTATAGCTCTCTGAATGTTGCATTATAATATAAATTAATATATAGGAAAATAATATGGCACAAGATTTCACAAGATATAAAGCTAGACTAACTGGAACATCAGCAGCTACTTTATTTACAGCAAATTCAAACGATACAGTAGTTGGTATATCAGTTGCAAATGTAACTACAGGTGCAGTTAATGCTTCTGTTTATATTAACGATGGTACTAATGATTTTTATTTAATTAAAAATGCACCCATACCTTCAGGTTCAGCATTACAAGTTCTTGATGGTGGTGCTAAAGTTGTAGTTCAGTCTGGAGATATTTTAAAAGTTGTATCAGATACAGCTTCATCTTTAGATACTTGGGTTTCAACTGTTGATGCAATTTCATAATAGGATATAAATGCCTTACATTGGTTACGAACCGGCTAAGAAACCACTAACTTCAGCTGATATTACAGATGGTGTTATTACATCAGCAAGTATTTCTGATGGAACAATAGCTAATG